GCATTCCTATCTGTGGATATAATCGTTATAGGGGCAGTTATATGAGGGGTGGTTGGGGTGGTCTGTAGTACGTCCTATAGGCGTTTTCATAGGATTACCCATAACTGATAATTGTGAAATTTTCACACCGCGCCCGGGCCCGGTAGCTGCGCATTTTGCGCATTACTTATAAATGAGAATTGCAGTTCTGATTTAGTAAGTCCCGGGGGTTGGCGTTCGCCCCGGGTGCTCGGGTCGCCCTATCCTCAAGGCGGATCCGATTCCTTGCCCTTGGCCGGGCGTGCCCATAAAATCGGCTCGGTCTCGGGGGTGGGCTGGTGGGGGAGATAGGGACGGCGAAGCCGTTCAATCAATTCAATAGAGAATGGGACCGCGCAGCGGTTCATCTATCCTATAGAAAAGGATTTCAGATTGCGTAGCAATTCCATGATTGGATTTAGATTTCAAAATAAAAATTTACGAACGTAGCCGGGGCGTCCGTCCTAATCCCCTTATTTTTCAAATCCCCTGTCATACACCCTTGCACACTGTCATACTACTATGTTAAGGTCTCGAGGTATGGGGGAGAAAGAGCTAAGTAGTTCGACAGCGAAGGCGCTTATCCGTGCATTTTTGAAGAGTGCTGTGGATGTGCTTGGTGATGACTACCAGGTGTTGAGGGGGCTTAAGAATACGAGCCTGCCGTGGTTTAAGCGTAGGCTTGGGTTGAAGGTGAAGGAGTGGCACGAGATTAACCCTGAGGAGGTGCTGCTGAAGCTGGATGCGATGGGGCTGAAGTACAACCACGAGTTTGAGTGGCGGCTTAGGCGGTTGGTGGAGCTTAGGGGTAAGGATGCGAAGGGCCGGGCGATACCGAAGGAGCCTGAGGAAGAGGGTGGATTTAAGTTAACGATACTAGGAGATGAATATGAAGAGCTTAAGAGGAAAGCGAGGAAGCGTAAAAAGGGTAAATCCGTTAAAAGTAAATCGCTTGAGGAGCGAGTCGGCTTTGAGGAAGGCCTTGAGGACGTGGAATAGCGGGGATCATGTTAGTTGGACATGGGACTATGAGAGTCAGGCTGTGGAGGACAAGGGGGACATGATTTTGGTTTGCTTGGATGAAATGGAAATTCCGATAGCGGAGATATCTGTGAGGGCTGTAATTCGCCGGCGTGCTCCGTTAACTGGGGTGAAGAAGGCGTTATCTAAGGTGGTGAGGGGGCGATGATTTTGATTTTGCAGATAGCTGCTGGGATTGTGGTTGGAATTTTTGTGTTAGCGATAATTTCGGAGATGTGAAGATGGATAGGGATGTGGAGAATTTGCACGAGCCGAGGGTTTTGGTTGGGATGCTTGATTTGAGTGTTCCGGAAGATACGACTCTTGATCATGTTGAGACGCAGAACGGAAGGCTCGAGATAAATCCGTCGATTCCGCTTAAGGCCAAGGAGCTTTATCGGTTGCAGCTATGGAATGACGGGACGATCTCGCTATGGATGCTGGTTGCTGAAGGGGCGAAGGGGCCGGTCGATGCGATTTAAGAAGCCGAAACCGCAAAAGATGCTCCGGAAGTTCGAGCGGGAGTATTTGGAGATGATGGCGGCGGGGTCGTTTAACCCGCTTTATTATATCCAGAAGTACAAGAGCCGGGCGATGGGGCTTTGGCGGTGTAGGCAGCATCAGCGGAAGTTTGAGCGCCGGCTTGCGTTTGTTAAGAGGAAGATTAAGGAGCTCAGGGGGGAGACGGAGTGAGTCTCGATTACGAAACGTATCGTCAGTTGGCGGAGCAGTGCCGAAGGTTCGGGTTGCCGGAGAAGTATGTGCCGTTAGTCTGCGCCTACTGCGAGGAAAATTGGGGGCAGGTAGTTCCGGTCTTGGGGCCTCAGAATATTTGCCACCAGTGTACCATTGAGAAGCTCGAGAAGATGTTGAATGCGGAGAATCCGATTTTAGCGAGGGTGAAAGAATGAGTAAATTGAGAGTTTGGATCGATATAACCCAGCTAGAAAACTTTACTGAGTCGCAAGCAAATAGCGTTACTGACGCGATGAATATATGGACTTATCCGAGTCTCAAGACCGATCTCTGCTACGAGCTAGTACCCGTGAGCAAAGAGCAACTAGAGCGCGAGGCTGATGAGGGGATTAAGCAGATTGATAAGGAAATGAAATGAGCGACTTGGAAGATGAGGCTATAAATTATGCGGCTAAGGCTAGGGCGACACAAAGTTACCAAGCGGCTTTCTGCGATGGCGCACTTTACTTGCTAGATGTTGCCAAAAATTCGGTAGACACAGTTAGTTTCTTAAACGACCAGCGACATTTAGGAGCTTGCGACTTGGTGGAAATCCTAAAGTCTTATTGCCGTGATGAGGGGATGAAATGAAAGGAATAGGCGTTATGATAAATGAGCTATTCGGCGACAATTTTGGAAGTGCTGCCGCATTTAAGTCGGTGCTTAGTAAGAAGATTAAATCCATAGAGCTATCGGGCGATAAGATTGCCCTCATCACTGAGGACGACACTAAGATTTATATCTCCGATGAGGGCCAATCGTGCTGTGAGCATCGCTACATGGTCTGCGACGACGATCTACCTAAGTTCGCTGGGGCTACTATAACAGATTTCGAGATAGCGGCGGCACCTGATGGCGAAGGTGGAGAGGTTCACGAAGTTCAGTTCTTCAGAATCCATACCGATCAGGGAATAATAGTTTTCTCAAACCACAATGAGCATAACGGTTGTTATGGCGGCTTTAGTGTTTGTGCGCGTGGTGCGATTAACCCGTTGGATGAGGAGGGGGAAAAGTGAAACATAAATGCGTGATGTGTTTAGCCGTTAAGGTTCAACCCGCTATCATTCCACCTGGCGCTAAATTTCTATGCGAGAAGTGCTATAAGAAAGTTCAGAAAGAGATAAAGAAGCGAGATTTGGGTTGGGGCATTCGGTTAAAGAAAGAGAAGGCTAACTAGGGGGTCCACTATGCTTAACAAATTTCTCTGCTGGCTGCTGGGGCATAGGTGGGCGATTATTATAAACAATAATTGCATCATAGCACGAGAGTGCAGACGCTGCGGGAGGGTGAGGTGAACGATAAAAAAGTGCGCATACATTTGTCGGTTGAGGTGCCTTACGACACTCTAATTGACGAGGACTCTCTACAGGAAGATTACGGAGGTTCCATGCAAAAGTTCATCCAAGAGCTTTACGATCAGGAGGGCGAGTTTTGGGATGGGGAGTTGAAGCTTGGCAATGTGGAAGTGGTAGAGATCGAGAGACTTAGCTGCGGGAGGGTGAGGTAGTCATGGGAACGATAACTTATCCACTGGTAACCTATCCATTTAATACCCCATTACTATCGAGATGCTGCGGCGCTCCAATAACCACATTCGGAGATCGTAGTTGGCTTCGGTGTACTAATTGCCGCTATCTTTACTTTACTGCGGATTACTTATCGACTGAGTTTTACATTCACGACGACTTCGAAGAAGCCTCAAATTATTTTGGAGAATGATATGACACGCGATGAAGCAAAGAAGCTGGCGGAGCATTGGGTTGATACATGGAGATCCTCTCGTCATCTTACCATGAGAGAATACGGGGTTGAGGCTTTTATGGCATGTTTCGACGCGCTGACGAAGGGGGAGGCGGATGGGTATGTAGCAGAAAGAAAGCTAGATGCGTTTAGGGCTATTTGGCTCGACAGCATAAAGATCCATGACTCTATTGAGGCAGCCAGTGATGTGGTTGAGGCGGGAGATCGAATCGTCCCCGTCAAGCTTTTAGAGTTGGAGGGGTCATCGAAATGAGTATGGAGTGGATAAAGTGCAGCGAGAGGATGCCGGATAGTGGCGGATATGAATTGATTAGTGTTTTGGTTGCGATCGATGACGAATCAGACGATCCGCTAATTACGATAGCAGAGTATTCTCATAAAGATAAATGTTTTCTCGATCCCGATTCTTTGCGGCAGATCGGATCGAATCGTTGTTATACAGGAACTACGGTTACCCACTGGATGCCGCTACCTAAACCGCCAACCGAGGAGGCCACCAATGACCAAGCCAAAGAGTAAGAGGAGGCCGACCTACCCTAAAGTAAGGCCTGGGGAGTGGGTTCAGCCAATTCGACGGGGCTATAAGTGTAGCTGCTGTGATTGCGGGTTAGTGCATAGGATGAATTTTAGGATTAGGAGCGGGAGAGTGCAGTTCAACGCATATAGGGATAACAGGGCAACAGCGGCAATACGCAAGGCGAAAGTTATCAAAGTGCGAGAGGTGAAGAGATGAACAACGTAGTAGATATCAACGACAGAATTTATTGCATTGAAGTTAGCTGCTGGAATTGCACGGTATGTTTCACGGCAAGAATTCCTAAGGGGACTCTTTTTTCTAAGTGGAACGGGGAATGCCCGCATTGTGGGTGTACCCAGTGTTTTCATCCGATACCAGGAATAGCGGCCCAGCCTTACGGAATGGCAATCGGGCAACAAATCGGCCTTGATAGAGGGGGCGCATTCCCTAATTTTCGTGATCAAAAGAAAATGGAGGAAGTAAAGGCGAAAATTCATGCGGAAACTTTAGAATATCAGCGTAGAATGCAAGAGTTGGATAAAATTGATCCTAAATGACAACAATCAAGTTGTGCCCGTTCTGCGGGAAGCATCCGATCCTAGAATATTTAGACGGCAATATGAGAATTGCCTGTAGATACAAAACTTGCCCAGTAAATCCTGTCATTAAAATTTGGAGACCAACTAAAAATGGAGCAATCTCAATCTGGAATCGAAGAGTTGATAGCGCGACTTCGCCCTGTTCATCTCAAGCGCAAGTGTCCGATGACTACCCCAAACTTCCGAGCTTTTGTAGAGTATGTGGCGAAGATGAGCATCCAACTCCAGAACAAGGCGCTGGAACGTGCTTTACGTCAGCTAGTGATATTGGGGATCTCGCCCGAAGATATTACGGTGCGATACGTTGGCAACGAGCGCCGGGGGGACATTCAAGTCCGGGAAGTCCCTTTATTTACATTTCAGGGAAGTGAGACAATCAATGGCTACGAGATCTCGGTTCTCCCAGTTGAAGCGCCAAAGAAAGACATTCTCTCCGTCCGAGTTTGACCACCACGTTACGCTTTTTGAATGGATAACCAGGGTTGGGGTTAATAAGTACCCGGAGTTAGCTTCTGCGTACCATGTTCCAAACGGAGAGCATCGGCATATCTCGGTTGGCGCTAAGTTAAAGCGCATGGGCGTAAAAAGAGGTATCCCGGATTGGGTGTTTCCGTTCGGCAGAAAGGGATTTCATAGTCTCTATATCGAATTAAAGCGAGAAGGGGGCAAGGAAAGCGAAGAGCAGATAAAGGTTATGGAGATGTTGTTGAGTTTAGGCAACTGCGTGCGCACGGCCCAAGGATGGGATCATGCGAAGAAGATTATAGAGTGGTATTGTGACACTGGAGAGAGATGATGGACACGAAGGAAATTCTAAGAAAATTGGACTTTAAGGAGAGCGCAGACGGGACGTTTCAGATGTCGCTGCAAACTGTTTTGATTTTACCAAATAATTTTACAGCACAACCAGTGACGCAAGATTTTTGTAAGCAAATTGTTGCTTCTCTAGGTGAGATGACAATGGCGCATATGGAAGAGCTCGGTAATCGTTGTAGGCAAGTAGAAGTAGTAAGAGAGGCGCTCGAGCAGGGGCAAAAATTCGCTAATTAACGATAGGAAAATTATGCGTGACGAGAAAACGACTACGCTCGATAAGGTTTTGATAGTTGTCTCCATCATCACGGTAGTTGCAGCGTGCTGGACAATCTTTTTTGGGATTGTTAAGTGGGCCGAAGCGGAATCCCCTAAGAAATTAAAGAAGAAGGACGTTTTTTTAGTCTCTACTACCGGGCCGCACGCCCTCCCGAAAGCCAAAGTGCTCGAGATGTTCGGGTACATGAATCAAATTTTCAGAGAGCAGGTTGGAATTGACCTTGTTATAGTCGAACATCGCAGAATCAAAGATTTATTCCCGTACTATAATTGCTTGAGCGGGAATTGCCGAATAATGAGGCTCCATCGCTGGGAAGACTACTTCAGGAAACGAAAAAAGCGCCTAGATACTATCGGCCTCGCAATCCTTCCCCCGATTCAATCTGGCGGTAAACTTTGGCTCGCCGGCTACGCAAGCTCAGTGTGCGATCCGACTAATCCAGTAGCGTATGCGAATGCTGAGATGTTCAATCAGGACGGAGCGCCAAGATTTATTTCAAGTTTGACCACGGCTGCCCATGAGGTAGGTCATCTATTAGGAGCGTACCATCAGCCTGGACCCTTAAATCTAATGTATCTTCAGGTTCAAGCGTTCGGAACGAATCTATTTTCAATTCTGAAGGAGATTGGGGTGAATTTTCTTCCGATAAGCGTAGCTGAGATGCGGGCTTGTCAAAAACTGAAACAGTTGAAATCCCTAGCCCCACAATTACCGACAAAATTGCGATTAAACTTAGAGTCCCTAAGATGAGAATTGTATGAATAACCATCCTCACAAACCAACGATAAGACTCTGGCAGTTCCTCCTCGACGCTCTGATTTTGTTCTCCATCATCTTGCTTTATCAGATCGTCGTAGGTCACGCCTAAAGCATCGGCGATTTTATCAAGCGTTCGAGGGTGAACAAAACGGATAGCTCCCTCTTCGATATCTAAAAGATATCTCTCTCTAAGATTACATGCTTTTGCGAGGTCGTGTGCCGACCAAGAGGAGTCTTCTCTTAGGTCACGAATTCTAGATCCGAGATCGCTCATGTTAAAAGATACTTCATAAAAGCTACTGTGAGTGTGATGAGGGTCAGGTTCGCGAGCACTAAGCCCGAAAAGATGAGAGTAGCAAAAATATACTTTGCGCTTTTATTCACCAGCGCCGCCGTCTCCTGAAGCCAAGGCCGCCAATATCTCATTGCTCTAATTCCTCAAATCGGGATGGTTCTCCCAGTTCTCGAGCATTTTTTTGTACCGCGAACGAGCTCTGTAACTCCTCCACGCTCTCATCAGGTCTCTCACGCGCAGCGCAAGCCCCGACCAAAAACCCGTCTTCCTTGGCTCCGAGTAGCAGCACTTCAATTCGTTCTGCCAATCTGTAGGCGAGGACTCCGGGAGTTTTATGTGTCCTTGGACTACGTTCAGCTTCGGCTTGCCATCCGATAATTTCACTTTGAATCCATCTGGTTAGGTCTTCTTTCGTTAGCATAAGTATTGCACTGTCTGGAATTGTATGACACAATGGTAGGGAATGGCAAGCATCAAGAACGTGCATCTGGTCAGATTTGGGGTTGGGAGGGGATATGGCAGTTAGGCGCTCCCGCCCCAAGTCTTTTTGTTTGAGGCCAGATCAAGAGCATTATATCAAAGGCAGGATCGGCAACCTTGGCGACTTTTCTCGTTGGGTTCGCGGAGCCATAGATTTGCGCATCACGTTTGAGCGCGAAAACAAACAGTCTAAAATGCAAAGGGCGATGAATGGTTCAGATTTCGATACTGAGACATCTGCTCACATCCTCCGGGTGTCTCGGGATACTAATGGTGCCGGGGTTCTCGGCAGTGAAGCGAATCCTGAGGCCACTGGCAACGATGGAGCCCCCGTGGAAGAACAACCAAAAGAATGAAAGTTGTATCCCTGAAGGGGACTACTCCGCTGTTCGTTTCGATAGCCCAAGATACGGCCACACGCTCAAGCTAATCAACGTACCAAACCGCTCGGATATCATATTTCATACCGGAAATAATGCTAACGATACCGATGGATGTATCCTAACCGGCTCAGGATTTGCAGACTGGAATAAGAGCGTAGCCATCATAGACTCCAAGACGGCTTTCGCCGAATTTCAATCCTGGTTAATATTAAACCAGATCCAGGATGCCATAATTTCAGTAAGGAATGCCCAATGCACGACGCTGCCACCAGAATGCAAAGAAAAAGCGAAGCTCTAAGGCGCTCGATGGGTATGGGTAATTTAGTTACCCAGCCACAAAAGGGCTCCAAGAAGCGGAAGATGCAGACAGCTAACCGTAGGACATCCAAACAGTCGGAGCAGATTTCGATATGAGCGAAGAGATTCCCGGACCATTTAGATGCGGATTTGATACTCATTCCATAGAGCAAAGAGAGTACCTTGCGGAGCAGAGACGTTCCCGCGAGGAGATTAGAGACCTAAACGCAAACATTAAGGTGGTCAATGATAAAGTCGATACAATCGGAAAATGGGCAGCAAGCTATATCGATCGCACGATGCCAATCAAATCCCATTTCTACATCCTACTTGGTTCGCTCAGTATCCTTGGCACTTTTGCTGCTGTTATGCAGTATCTCGATAAAGCCCTCGGTCACTAGAGCCGACGATAATCTCGGGGCCGGGTACTACGCATTCTTTCACCCTCAGTGGCCGTGTGAAAAATCACTCGCCGCCCTCGAGGGCCAGGATGTCAAAAGAATCTCAACCCTCTGGGGTACGTTCGGAGAAGATTTTTCTTGCGCCGAAAAATTCCTTACAAGCTGGGGACCAAAGGAATTCCAAGTTCACCTAATCAACGAAACTTGCATGGAGCCAGAGAAGGCAGTAGCAGGTAAGCAGTGCCGGCCTTATGAGCTCGCCGGCGGATTGTCTGAATCGAAGTATCGAAACGGAGTCAAAAATAAGGGGCCGATTCTATCCAAGATTCAAGACTACGTCATGCCGCTTGCTAACTTTCTAAACGAGAAACTAGATTCGGCTACTACATGCTTAATCTCTCCCGGGCTCGAGAGTAATCTCTCCCCTCAGGAGGCAAGAAACATCGTGGACGTAATCAAGCCGATGTTCCCGAAGTGCCAGATAGTTTGGAATCCAGAGCACGGCGGCCCTGCAAAGTGGGCTGATTATCACGAGCTTCATGGATACGACGCTAGACCCGCACGTCCATGTATTCTAAACCTTGACGGTAATGACGTAGAATTTGGGACATCAAAACTAGATAGCTATATCGAAGAAGGGGCTCGCTGTCGTAGCAACTACCTATGGCACCACACGTTCAATCTTCAGGTTCCAAACAAGTGGACCGATCCTAGAAACCGAGTCGGGTTCCCGACCCCGCAAATCTTTCAAAAGCTACGCCAAGAATTTGCTCGAGGAGAGCCAGCGCCGGCGATCCCCGTTCCCGGATGTGTTACCTTTCACAAAGTAAACGATGGGGCAAAGAAGGGATTCCTTTGGAAACAGAGCGATGTTCACCCAGGCGCAGTTGCTATGCTCCCGGCAAAGTTCAAGGATTTCAAATCCGTTATCGTGGCAAAGGGCGATGAAGTGATATCTACCCTAAAATTTTCAGGGCGGTATAATGAGGACAAGAGTAACCGGCAGATGTGGCGTAGCCAGAAGCCAGCAAAGGACTTTCCTAAGAACGTAGTTTTGAAGGCTAAGGGTAATTGCTGGAAGATTAAAGACCCTACTGTGAGGAACGACTAATGAGTTTTCTAAGAAACCTAATTCGTGAAGTTCTTATAAATGGCAAGCTATTGCTTGGCTATGTCATGCTCAACATTCCAGAGCTCAATCTTTATCCGATGCTCAAGGGTGCGCTTGAAGAGTTCATTTCGCATCCGACTACACTGAATGGCATTCGGCTATTGGTACAGATATTCTTGGCAGGTGGGGCTGGTCACAGACTCCTAAAGATTTTTAGATCTGCGATGGAGGAATAAATGGAAGAAAAAACTATTGGTCAGCAAGTAGCCGAACGGCGAATCAAGATGGGGCTACCACCCGACGGATCTCTCCCAGTAAAGGCTCAGGTAGTTAAAGAGCACGAGACACTGGTAGAAGAAGTGGCACCCGAGGTCGAAGAGCCGAAGACCAAGAAAAACAAGAAGGCAGCCCATTAACAATTTCGTCCATATAACAACACCCTAAACACGCTAGGTGGCGGCGCTAATCCCGCCGCCACTTTTTTTATGCGACCACCCAGCGAGATATCCAGAGCAATTAAAGCTAAGTTCGAGATCAATCAATATCCCGAAACAGCGGTGTATGAGGCTCAGGCGCTTTACATGCGCTACGCTCCGATTGCGAAAATTTCACTCATAACTGGAATTGATATAAATACGCTTCAGAGCTTCGTGTACGGAGAGGCTAACTGGAAGGGGCAGCGCGAGGCGCTTCATAAAGAGATTAACGAAGAGCTTAAGCATAACGCCCTTAAGCAACTAAAGCGTATCGGGGCCTCTACCCTAGACCTTGTTGAAGATAGTGTGAGTTCGTTCCGTAGTGTCTGCAAAGAGAGCGGGCTTGTTCCGACGCTCGAGCAGGCTTTCATGCTCACCCAGATGTACGGCCTCATCCACAAGGCGAAGATGAGCGAGGAAGGGACAGATGACGGCAAGGCTTCACTCGCACTAGCGCCCGATGAAGTTATCAAGGCGCTTGCAGCCGACCCTTACCTAAGTGCAGTTTTTGACGGGCAAAAACAACTTACTGCATCCGAAAAGATTGAAGATAAGGATGCCGAATGAGCAATGATAAAAAGAATATCTTATTCGATCCCAGGTACGGGCAACTCGCCGGCTTCCTAGATAAACTCAATTCTAAATGGACCCCTCACGCAAGGCAGCGAGAGATTGGTAAAAAAATCTTCGTTGAGGGCAAGCGTAGAGTTTTCGTAGAAGCCGGAAGAAAATTTGGAAAATCAGAGATTGCCGTTGATATCTGTTGGCGACTTGGGAACATGATTAAAAACGGGCAAGGGTATTACTTTGGCGCGTACCAAAAAGCCGTGCGTGAAATTATCTGGGCCAGCCAAAGACTCCAGCGATTCGGGCCTCAGGAGTACGTTCAGGATATCAATAAAAACGATATGAGAATCACGTTCACATCCGGCACTTTCGTAAAGTGCGATGGGGCCGATGAGTTTCGTATCAGCAAGGGATTTACTCCAGACTTCGTAATCTTAGATGAGTTCGCAGACTATCCAGAGGAATTCTGGCACGCGATGAGTCCTAACTTTGCGCCTAAAGACTGTATCGTTATTGTTATCTCCTCTCCACCGTGGGAGCTCGAGGACGACAACGGAGAGCCGGTTCTTTTCTGTAGAATTGCCGATCAGTGGAAGGCTCGAGAGCAGGAGTCGAAGAAGACAGGAGAGTTTAACCGCTACGCTTATGTTCACGGCTCCATCTTAGATAACCCCGGAATCCCTAAAGAGTGGATTGAGGAAGAGCGCCAAAATCTTATCGGCATGGGGATGGAGGATGTGTGGCTCCGAGAGTACATGGGCCAGCGCGTACATGGTGGTGGCCGGCGAATCATCGGTACGTTTGATAGATCGAGGCACGTTTACAAGCACGCTGATATCATCAGCCGAATCGACAAAGACAGAACCATTCTAGTTTGGCTCACCTGCGTAGACCCTTCTCAAACGGCATTTGGTGTAATCGAGATAGCGATTAACCCCTACACGAAGGAAGTGTATTTCTTAGATGAGATCTTAGAGCGCCAAGAGGATGAGACGTTTGAGCATTCCCTGTGGCCTCGAATAAAGGCCCTCGAGGACGAGCTCTTCCCAGACCCGGATAACGCAGAACCGGAGAGATTCTTAAGGGTATGCGACGAGGCCGCGAAGTGGTGGATAGTCGGCTGCGCCAACGATCCTAGAATTGGAGTAGCCTTTGTTCCTACGGAAAAAGCCACTAATAGCAAGGAATTCGGACTTTCGCTCCTACGCTCCATCTTCCGGTTCGATAAAGGGTATGTGTCAGATCGTTGCCAAAAGTTCATTTGGCAGCTTGAAAACTGGAGAAAGAATAAGCGAGGGGAGATTCCTAAGTCCCACGACGACCTTATCGACGGCGCAAGGTACGGGCTTCATGCTGCGAGCTACTACCTAAGCTCAGAAGATATTCCTGCAATGGAAGAGATGCACCCCCGGGACAAACTACGTCCCCGGTCCCTCGAGCACGACCTGGCAGAGCTCGAAGAAAACGAGCAAAAGATGGACAGAGGCTATTTCGGTGGCGAAGACGATGATGATATAGGTGATGGATTATGGCATTAACTCTTTCTTTTTCGATACTTGCGGTACTTTTCTCAGTCCCGGCCTTATTTTTATCCATTTATAATTTTCTACAAACCCGTATGATAATGAAGGATCTGGATTTGGACCGCCCCGACCAGCAGCCACATTCCCTGAATAGTGGTAGGAATATTGTTGACGGGATGGGGATGGGCCGGCCTGCTACCAAAGATAACATCTTTGATGGCGAAGACGACGACAACGACAATTTTGACTACAACATCTAATGTACGCGCAAAGTTTTCGAGACCTAAACGCATTCGAGGATGATTCTCACCGGCATTACGGGAGAGGTGGCGGGATTAGGCCATTTTGGGCAGTGCTGCACGATAAGACCTATGGCGGCCCAGATGAGAAAAAAGATGCAATCTTAAAATGGATGAATCAGTACACGGAGGCATTGCTTCAATGGCGCGAGCCCGTGACGAGAGTTCAGCGATTAAATATCAAACTATATAAAGGCATCCATTATCTCTCACAAGAAGAGTGGTCCCGGATGCCGTATAGCCGTGGTAAAAAGTATAGCAAGAATTTTGCGAAAATAGTTTGTAACTATTTACACGATGCAGCCGAAACTCACGTTGCTGATTTTTCAGGCTACGAACCAAATCTCACAGTGTCGCCGGCCAACAACGAAGAGATCGACAAAGTCTCCGCTCGGATGAATAAGGACATCCTTGATTACTACTTCTACGAGCATAAGTTAAAAGCCAGATTCCAAACATTCCACCGACGTAAGAAGGTGTGCGGTGAAACTTTCAAGTTCGTGCTTTGGAATCCAGATGCCGGCGATTTATACCCAGCTTACAAGCAGCTTCGTGACATGCGGCGCGATCAAGGACTAGATCCAGATACCGTGACTCCGGTAGTAGATCCTGAGACCGGGCAAATTGCTGTTGGCGAAAACGGAGAAGAGCTCTGGATCAACGCTCCTGTCCGAGTCGGCGATGTTCAGTATGAAGATGAGTTTGCTTGGAACGTGCTTTATTCAATTCCAGAATCGGGACTCTGGGAAGATGTAAACGATCTTGAGCGCATCGTGTGGATGCCAGTTGATGAAGTTAAGGCTAGATGGCCGAAGAGCTCTTCGCTTATCAAGTCAGATGGAATGTTCCGGAGCTACCTAACTCCAAGCTCGAGATCTTTACACCAGATGTGTTGCGTGCGATTTTTCTACCACCGCCCGACTCGATTTATCGAGGACGGTTATTATTGCATTACAACCGAGAGTGCATTTCTTGAAGGGGGAAAATATCCCTTTAATCACAAAGAGCTTCCTTGCGTGCGCGGTACTGACGTAGATATCCCCGGCGAAATTCACGGGATGAGTTTCTATCAAAACCTAGTCACCCTACAGCAAGCGATCAACAACGCGACGAGCATGATTTTACAAAACCAATCGCTCTTCGCCTATCCGAAGTACCAAGTCCCTCGAGGCGCAAAGGTTAAGTACCAAGAGCTCGATGATGACCGTGGGATTTACGAATACAGTGGAACGAAAGGCCCTGAGTTAATTACCGTAAACTCTACTCCTCAAGATGTATGGAAGTGGAGGGATGCGATGCGCGATGAGCTCAAAACGCACTCCGCCATATTCTCCACTTCTCAAGGTAGAGGCGTAGATGGAATTACTGCGAATGTGGCTCTTAGACTTATTGAAGAGCAAGAAAGAAAACTTCACAAACCAGCTATTGATAAGCACGGCGAGAATGTTGAGAGGCTTGGTTATCTTACACTCGCGACTCTCGGCACTTATCGAACGCCTAAAGACGGCGCTCTTATCAAGATTTTAGGCCGAAATAACGAGAGATTCCTTAAGTATTTTGATGCAAGCTCATTATCGCGTCCTTACGAAGTAAGACTACAGAAGAGCTCTGGATTGCCTCAATCGCCGGCGGCAAAGACGCAGACAGTTATCGATCTCGCGCAGACGTTCCCTGAGCTCTGGAGCCATGACGAAATTCTTGAGTACCTTGATATTCAACGTCCGGAGAAACTGGTGGAATCTGCAACCGTATCGAGACAGTCAGCCGAAAGTGAAGTGGAAGATATTATGCAGGGCATTCCAGTTAAACCACCAACCGCTTACCACGATATTCTCCCTCGCTACCGAGTTTTTGAAAAGGCTATTCAATCTCGAGCTTTTGACGAGGCTCCTGAGCAGACTAAGCAAGCGATGATTAATCACGTTATCACTGCCGAATATTTAATCAGCCGAAAGATGACGCTCAATCCTACGTTTGCTAATCTCGTGCTCCAGCAGCACCCAAATTTCCCAATGTTCTTCCCAATGAATGCACCGACTCCAGCGGCTCCGCAAATTGCGCAAGCCCCGGGAGATCCGAATGCCTCTCCATTGGGCGGAGTATCGCCTGACGACGCAATGAATGCCGAAATGATGCCACCGAACCAAGATGTAATGCCTCAAGATGCAATGATGCCACAAGACACACCGCCACCAGGCGAATTAGCATAGAGGGAAAAAATGACTACAGAATTGACAGGCTCCGTACCAGCAGCGGCTCAAGCCACTGCACCGTCCACCGCAACACCAGCAGCAGCAACTCCAGAAACAAAAAAACTTTCGTTCAGAGATCTCGATGAGACCCTAGAGCTCGAGCAGGTTGCTGAAGGGGAGCAAAAAGTTCAAGAGCTAAAAGAAGACGTGCTCGAGGGCGATGAGGACGACGACTTATCCGACGATGACGACGAGACTTCGGAAGGAGAGGAAGACGAGGACAGCGAGGCCGAAGACGGCGAAGAAGAGAAGGAAGAGGAAGGGGAAGAGTCCGGAGAAGAGCTTCACGAGGTGAAGGTAAACGGAAAGATGAAGAAATACTCCCTTGACCAGATGAAAAATTTGGTTAGTAGCGGAGTCCATCTTCTTGAGACCTATCAGCAATTCGAGGGTGAAAAGCAGAAGATAACTCAGGAATTGGGCAAACAGAAAGAGTTTTTAGATTTTGCAAACGAGAAGATTACGCCGGCTTGGGCCGCTTTAGAGAAGGGCGACGTAGAGGGTGCACTTTTACATCTTGCGAGCGTTAAGGGCTCTAGTAAACTAGAGGTGCGCAGGAAACTGCGTGAGGCCATGCTTCCGGTGATTGGAGCGCGATTGGGATTAAGCCCCCAAGAAATTCAAGCTCGAATTGCTCAGAATCAAGGCCGAAATCAGGTTTGGGATATCGCCGAAGAAAACGAATTCTTCAAGTCCGAGCATGAAACTGCCAAGACGGCGGCTCAGAAGCAGAAGGAACCAGATCCTACTGCGCAAGCTGAAGCCCAGTTGAAGCAACTTCAAGCGAAGCATGGAATCGGTGACTGGGAGGTATCTCATGCGGTTGATTGGATGCTTCAGCACGGAGCATCCGAAAAGGATTTGTCGCTCGACTCCATGTTTAGTGTCGTTCAACAACGGCGCGTAGTAGACAAGGCGTTTGATGCGATAAAGGCTGTAAAACCGAGTCTTGAGAAGGATGAAAAGTTCATCGATCGGGTAGTGCAGAAGATAAAGAAAAACCCGAATTGGACTATTCCAGATGCGGCTCAATGGGTGAGGAAGACTCTCCGGAAAGAAGCATCTACAAAGACTCAGAACACGCAGGGCGATGCCCTGAGGTTGGCAAAAGATATAGGCGAGAAAGTTCTCCGAGGGAACGCGAAATCCCGCCTTGAAAGTCCTAGTACCCAACCAAGAAAGATAATGTCGTTTCGAGACTACGAATCGGACGATTCATTGAGCTAGTTGCTCTTAACTTTTTTGGTTTACTAGGAGTCCCTCATGTATACTATGACGGACCAGGCGTTTCTCTTTAAGGAAACCTGGTCAGCCCTATCTCGCAATCATTATAACTCAGATACCCCGATCCTTGCTCGAGCCAAGAAGAAGTATGATCTTCAAGGCAAGAAGGACCATGTGTCTATTCCTCTTGGAATGGCTGGTGGAGTCGGCGGTCTTGTTAACGGATATCTCCCTGAAGGTGGCGGAGAGACCGGCGGCACGATCGAAATCACAGCTAAGGACGTAGTCGGCGTAGCAGTCATTGACCGCAAGGCAATGAAAGCTGCAATGACAGACCGTGGCTCGTTTGAGCGATTCACTCAGCGTCCAGTAGCTAAAACCGTAGAGTCCTACGATACACTCTGCAACTTGCTCTGGCACGGCGACGGCAATGGCCGACTTGGGTTAACTAAGTCATCCAGCGCATACGTCTCCGGTGGCGCAACTGCTCCAGTGATCGAGTTCGATACAGCCGATGCTGCTTATAAGTTCTTCGATCGTTGGTTTGAGCCTAATTTCCAGATTAACATCGGAAACTCGGGCGATACTGGCGTAGAGGATGCTCTATATAAGATCGTCTCAGTCGATTCAACTAACAACCGAGTAACTCTATCAAGGGTCTCGGGCTCATTCGATGCAAGCACTGGCGTTAATGCTCGCTACGTTTATGTGCAGAATATGTTCAAGGCGGCCCCTCAAGGCTTCCAGAGCGTAATCGCTGCCACAAGCGGAACGATCTATACACTAGCCTATGATGCTGCTCGATGGGGCTCGCAGATTTACGATGCAGCGGGAGCTCCTCCGAGCGTCTCGATGCTGAATAAGGTATTCAACGTCCAGCTTACTCGCGTAAGTGCGGCGGATCTACCTAACTTCATCGTAACATCTCCTGAGATTTGGTCGATTCTGTCTGACCAGATGGAAAGCCAAAAGCGCATTAACCTCTCTCCTCGTGACAAGAATTTGACCATCGAGGCGGGCTTCGGTTTTGCGTCATTGGCGTACACAACTCCAGCCGGCAAAGTGATTCCGATTGTATCGGATCGTCATTGCCGTCGGGATCGCATGTACGGCATCTATGACGAAGTGATGTATATGCACCATCTCCCAGATCAAGGGTGGTGGGATGAAGATGGTCGCGTATTTATGCGCGTCCCAGGCCGTCCTTGGTACTCAGCCACTTATGGTGGGTACTTTGAAAACGTCCTTCACCCAACCTTCCAGATAATGATCAAAGATCTGGCTTATACCTAAACACTAACGAGGGGGGCTGAATAAGCCCCTCTCTAAATTAGGAGAAAATAATGAGAAAGCCAGTAGGAAATAAGCAACATCTAGAAATGATCTTGATGCAGTTCAAGATCGACGGATCGGCTGTCACGACTTCAGATAACGTAAGCACTGGACTGTTAATCGGCCAGCATCTTGCGACAATCAAGAAGGGCGCGGGCGCTGATTCCAACCTTGTCACGATTACACTAAACTCGGCTCTTGGTATGACTCCTGGAGTTTTCATACAGGAAGTGAGTTTGGACTTGGCTTGTCGCCTTGAAACAGCAGCAACCAAAACCGTAATTCAGGTAAGGACTCTAGATACCGACTTAACAACCAAATTTGACGATGCAGATTTTGAGCTACTTGTAGTTGGCACAGAAGGCATCCGAGAAGGAAGATTCTAAGGGGATGAAAATGAATAAGCTAATCAGTTTAATTTTGGGACTCATGGTGCCGGCACTTGTTGTCGCGCAATCAGGAGCTCCAATTTCAGTTAATGGTAGCGGAACAACTCTTTACACTACGGACGCTTCTGGCGCGACACTAAACCTGTCATCGCCAAATGCAACCTCGAGTGTGAACGTATTGACCGCGAATACAAATCGCCTTTCCATCAACGGAACAGGAGATGTGATGTTCAAGAACGTGCAGGCAGTTACTCCAGCGGGTTCAGCCCAAGGAACGGCTACTGCAATCACTGGGACAATCGCAATCGCTTCTGGTGGAACGGTTACATCGGCTGATGGAATTAAACTTCCAGCGGCAGAGGCAGGAAAGCTCGTTATTATAGCTTGCGAGACAGGCTATACATGCGCACTTTGGCCGGCCTCAGGTGATGCAATCGATGACGGCGCGGCTGATGCAGAAACGACTATCGCAGACAATGCGGTTTCGATTCTCGTCGCTAAGGACGCTACAACTTGGTATCGCATTACCAACTAAAGGTTTATAGGGGGTCGCTATGAAGTCACTCGTAAAAGCTCTTTTACTTGCCGTCTTTGTGGCGGCCCCTTGCCTAGCGCAACAGAGCCCATCTTCGGTTATAGGCGGGCACGCAACTGTTGGAACGGATGGTTCTCAGGCTGATGGATCAGTTAATCTCATCACTCGGAATGCTGGGCCGATTAACTTTTACACGGACAACGTAAAGCGTGGAGCAATCGACTCCACCGGCTCTTTCTCTTGGCTGACGGGCATCGTCTTAGCTAACGAAACATTTCTATCAGCAAGAAACGCTGCTAACACGGCAGATGTCGCCCTGATTAAGCTAAGTTCGTCCGACGACACCGTTATTAACTCTTCGGCAAATGATTACTTAACCTTAAGATTAGATGACGACGCTAACCGCCTGATTAATTTTACAGCCGGATCAGACACTGTTCTTGAGCTTAAATTCGGCGATCAAAGTACAGCCAACCAAACTTTTGATATTTCCGCTAGAACATCGGATGCTGCTGATAACGGGTCTGTTCGTATCTCGGGGGGTGGCGCTGTCGATAATATTGCTCGTGGCGCTAATCTAGCTCTCTACGGCAACGAAAATTCGGGAGCTGGATGGGTGATCTTGGCCAGCGGTAACGCGAGCGGAGCCGATATTCGGCTTGATGCGACTGATGATCTTATCTTCAGATTCGCAGCTAATACTACAAGGGCACTTACCTTCGATTCGGCTGGCAACGATATGCTGGATATGACCTGGGGTGATGGCGGGGCTACGGCAACTCAAGGTTTTGCTATCACCGCATCTACGTCAGAAGGCGATGATGATAGCTCTATAGTAATATCTGCTGGAGGAGGAAAGTATGCGGCAACGGGCATTGAGCGCGGCGCATATATACAGATGTTCGGCCAGAATGTAGTCGGAAACAATGGTGGTGATGTGCAAATTGTCGCATCAAACGATGCAGATTCTCAAATTAAGCTTTTCATGGAAAACCCTTCATCGACCGTGGACATTTCGGATGTGACTACAGGCACACTCTGGAGCTTTGAGAATGATGGGGATCTCATTTCTAGTAACAATGCGGGTGATATTGGCTGGTCTGCTGTAAACGCTGCAAATCAAGCCTGTAACACAACTTGTACTAGTGGATGCGTTTTTGGCATGAATACAGGCGCTCTAGGCAACTTCGTGGGATGCGCTGATGCTACGGCTGATACTTGTATTTGTGCGGGAGCAAGTTAAGGAGAATAAATGGCAAACACAAAAACGGCTCTTGGGAAGATTCCTGTAATTCTGCGATCTGGCAACCCATCGGGGATTATCCAGCCCTATGTGGTAACGCTAGACACTGCTGCCGACTTCGATCTTCATACTCCAGCATCTAACAACTTTGTTGCAGTGATGGGGCTCTTGGTCGCTGAAGCCACGGCGGGCACTCTTACGTTTAAGTCTGGGACGGCACCAACTACCTTAGTAGCCCTAGAGATGGCCGCAAACTACAACTTGATTCACCGGATAGATCGGCCCTTACTTCTAACCGCAAATCCAGGAGAGAAGTTGACCATACTAGGAAGCGCAGCCGTCACCTCAATGATTATCTACTTAATGGAGTGCAGTCGACTGTCCTTGGAGTCACTCTAATGAGCGGGCTTTGGGACACGATAACCGGACTCTTTGATAGCGAGTCGGGCGAAACGGGCGGAGGCTCTGGTATCTGGAATAGCATCACGGGGCTATTTGATAGCGGATCTAGCGGGGCCAACACCGGAGAGGAGAAGTCTTGGTTCGGTGGATTCCTTGGGGATCTGTTTTCGCCCGAAAGTGTGGCCTCTGGTCTCTCGGCTCTTGGCACAAGCCATCTAGCAAGTAACAAAAACGACTCTGCGATGGATCAGCTTAGGCTCAAGTTCGAGCAAGACAAGGAGATGTCGGCTCTTAGCCAGGCGCAGAATATCGAGCTTCTAAAGTTAAAAGCGGCCCTTGGCGGCGGTGGCGGCGGCGGTGGCTCTAACATCGGACAGCAAATCGATTACCAGAAGCAGCGCGACAAGTACGAGGGGCAACTCCGAGCTAGAGAGGCTCAGATATTAGCAGCCCAACGTGGCTCAGGGCTTACCCTTGATGCAATTAAGAACATGATCGATGCAGGACAAAAACCTCTTGGGATACGATGACGATAGATCGCACCGACATTCTCATACGCAAGGCTCGTAAAGCGAGTCAGCAAGACAACTACGACGAAGATCGTGGAATACCGCAAGAATTCTTCATTAATTCCCTCAACGAATGCAACCAGGAAATTAATAAGATTCTCGTTGCTGAAGCCAGTGAGCCCTTTGCGGCCTACTCCACTAGCGCAATCGTAGCTAACCAAGAAGCCTATGCCGTCCCTACAGACATCTTCTCGAGCAATCTCGTCTATAGCGTAGAATATAGTGCCGATTCTGCGACGAGTAACTGGCAGCCTTTAGATCTTGCCTATCGGCGTGAGTACGTTATCTCAGGAGAGCCGGACACTTATTTCGTTGATAACGGGTATATCTATATCAGCCCAGTTCCTCAAAGTGCTAATGGCAGCTTGCGAATACGGTATGAGAAGCGGTTAGATAATTTAGATATCCCCCGGGGTGTCGTCTCTTCTGTTGGAGTCCAACTTGATGTCGGAACGCAGATTCAGTTGAATATCTCAGACGACATCCTACCCGACGAATCTGCGCTAATTCCAGTAACGCAATGGGAGTATGCCTGTTTCGTTGATGGCTCAACCCGTTTAATTACTCGCCGAAACTGCCCTCGTGGTTGGGTCGGTGGGTATGATACTTCGAGCGGGATAATCACAATCATCCTACCAAGTGAGTATACGGATAGCTTTCAAGATATTATCGATAACGCATCGAACAGTGGATACCCGATTTTCTTGCTACTTGGAGCGGATACTACTTGCTTTTCGCCGTTACCAAGACACTTTCAGAACATTTTCCTAAACTGGATGGCGAACGACGTTCAGCTTCACCTCTCTTCGCTAGATCTCTCCGCTACGAAGACTAAGTACAACGAGGCTATCGTCAAGGCCGCAGAGATTTTTGCACAACTTCCATCTGGCAAAAAGCCAATTCCTGAGCACAGGAGGGACTGGTACTAATGGCATACGTTACACTTTCATCGGGCTTGACGCTTCAAATCCCCACTAAGGGAACGACGGATTGGTACGATACCTTCAAGACTGAATTTGCGCAGCCGATATCTGAGCACGATCATACCGGGGGCGGGGCTGGACTTACTCTAGGCGTAGGCTCTTTAACTAACGGGGAGCTCGCCTTTAGTGCTGACTATAAGGGCGTGCGAGTAGGCGTAGAAGCAACTCGGAGTGGTGCAGGAACAGTTCAAGCTGATGCCGGAAACGTGCTAAAGCGAATCGGTATCTATACAACCGTAGCCGCCGGCTCTGGAACGAAGCTACCAACTAACTCGAATCTCGGGGTCGGTTCTGTTGTTAGAATCAAAAACAAAGGGGCGAATGCTCTAAATATCTACCCGAATACCGGGGATCAGATTAACGCCCTTGGCGCGAACGTCGCGTACAGTCTCGCTGCTGGATCTGCTATTACTCTAGTGAGGACTACATCGACTCAATGGGAAACTTTCTAGTGGAGAGAGTTCGATGGCTACGGAGTCTACACTAAAAAAAAATATCTCGGAGTTCTCCGGGGTAGATTACAGAAGTCACGATGCGAAGCGTAGCGATAGGTTTGCGCGATACGCTAATAACGTCGAGTTTCTAAAGAATGGATCAATCTCCAATCGAAAGGGGACGCACGGTAGGAGCTACTCAACTATTCCAGTATCAGCAATCCAGAATTATGTTCGATTACGCACCGATGGGACTACGGAAGAGGAGCTCGTTGTTTTAGGAGAATCTCTCTACCGAGTAGTAGAAGGCTCTATTTTGGTTGATTACGTTGGAGGCCCGGCTACAGCCACTTCCTACATTGAAATAGTGCCAGTAGATAACGGGAATGAGAGTTATACGGTGCGCTGCCGGACTTATGACGGGACAAATCCAACCCCTCTTGAGCTAGATATGGATTTGGGTACGGGCATAAACGAAGCTGCCTTTGTCACGATTACCGACCTAGTTGCAGCTATCCAGGCTACCGGAGGACATAACTGTACGCTCGTTTCAGGGGACGGTACTCAGCCAGCCGCCTTTCTTGAGTACATGCCTCCGACAAATACAAATCCAGATCTCACGCTCTCTTTTTGGTATTTAGAAGAAGTCCCGTGCCCTACGGCGGCCCCTTTCCAAACGTGGATCAATAACATCGATCTATTAGAAGATTTTGAAAACGCTTCACTTCTCAATCATTCAAACAACCTTTATATCGCAACTGGTGAGGGGAAGCTCTATAAGTACGACGGGGTTGCGACTTACGCAGCGGGAATGCCGGCGGCCACAACTCTAGCGGCGGCGGTTGGTTCGGCTACTGGACTCACGGGCGATTATTCGTGGATGATTACCTACGAGCAGGACGATGCCAACGGGAATATCACGGAAGGTGACGGATCTAATATCGTAGAGCTCACTCTCGCAAACGAGAAGGGAGCTATAACTATCCCCACAATCCAGTCAAGCAGCGAGTATCTCACTAGCTACGCAGTAGCAAATAACGGAGGCACTCAAACGGGAACAACCCTAACCGTAGATGACGGCTCAGGCGGAAATCATACGCTCGAGATAGGGATGACAGCCTACTTTTACGACAACGCCGGCGCAGAGCAGGCGCGAGAGATTACTGCCATTGCGGCGACAACAATCACGATTGCCGGCGCAGCGGTGACTATAGCAAACAACGCAGTAATTTCGGCTAATTTGAGAATTAACCTATGGCGTAACGCAGCCGGCGGAAGCGCGTTTTATCTCGTTAGGTCTTTCGCTAACGATCCAACCGCTGTTTCTATCTCTTACTCTGACGCAGTGGCCGATATCGATCTAGGTGCGGAGTACGAAGAGCCTGATGCTGGGCATGGCCCCCCTCCGGAAGATTTGAAATACCTTACCGCCTACAACAATATCCTGATTGGAGCTACAGGGAGAGACGACGTAGTTCATTATGCTGACTACGACGGACCGGAATATTTTCCCATTGATTTTAGTTCACTAACTATCAAATCGAAGAGCAATCGAAGAATAAGTGCCCTCGGGGCAAATAGAGAGCTCCTTCTGGTTCAGAAGGGAGACGAGTCTCATGTGATCATTGGAGACCTTCCAGAAGCTAAATACCGCCAGGAGATTTTAGCTGATGACATTGGAAACGATGCCAACGCTTCACTTGTCGATATCGACGGCACTCTTTGGTTTATGAGCGGGAAGTATGGCGTGCGCAGGGCTATCGGCATGAATCTTCCAGACGATATGTCGTATAGAATACTTCCCGAGCTTACAAAGCCGGGACTAGATCCAGCCGACGCTCTAAAATTCAATAGTTGTGTCGGAGTAGTTTACCCACAACAGCAAATGGCAATTTTCTATGTGCCGGCGATGACGGTTAACGGTGGGTACATTTATCCAAACGAGCAGTCCGTAGCCTACGTTGCCGACTATCGCACCCAGTTTGAAGGCGAAGCAGACTATGACGAAGATGGTCGAGTTCTAAATCAATTTCCGAAAGTGAAGTGGTGGCCGTGGACTGGCGTAAACATGATGGGCGGGGCTTGCGTTTTCAATGATCAGCTTGTATGGCTTGAAAGACGCTATTCTGAAGTCCTCGGAGAAAATGAGTATTTTATTACTACTCGCCTTAATGGGAATAATCGCTACGATTATACTGAGCACGCCCAGCCGATGAATTGGGAATGGGAGAATGGATGGCAGCACTTTAATTCTCCTGAACAGCTCAAGAAGTTCATTGGAGCCCGAATCTATTCATACCCTGAAGTTGGAACGGCAACCGCCGACGTAGAGATATCCGTAGAAGAGGGGTTCAACAACGATAGAATCGTCACTAAGGCCACAATCGAGTTTGGTGATGGCGTAATCTCAATGGGGTTCGGAGAGGCTTTTGATACTACTGGCTGGGGCTCTCCCTCCGATCCGAGATCTCGTTTCCAGTTCAAGCCGTTTACATCTACCGCAATGAAGATACGATTTAAGAGTAGAATTTTTTGCGAGCAAGCCGTTATTAGCGGGTGGGTTACGGAGGTGGTTCCGGCCCTACTTCCTAAAATAAAGGATGAATGAAAAGTTTCCCTACCAGCGAAAACGAGATCGATCTCGCGGCAGAGCTCCGGAATGCTCTCAGCCGGCTATCTCCGGAAGACAACTGGAGGGGTTTTCTATGGGAAGGGAGTATTGAGGCCGGGGTTGAGCAGAGAATCCCTAACGGCATGAGGGACGGCTCTATTCCTCGAGGGATGTTAGTTCTTCAAATGGAGGGTCAGCCAACTATAATTAAAGGCCCTACCGAGTGGAGCAGAAAGGCAGTATTTTTGAAAAATACAGCTTCCACTTCGACCGTAACCGCCAAGATTTATTTTTATAGGTAGCATGGATTTTCGATTACTCGAGGTAAATATGTCCACACCCCCAAATAACGGGGATGTGCCTATCTACAGTTCCGCGACGGGCTCTTGGGCTCCGGGTGCTGGTGGCGGCGGTGGCTCTCCTGGTGGATTGGATACAGAGATCCAGTTCAATAACGCTGGGGCTTTTGGTGGGACTACGGGGCTTCATTGGGATTCTCTTAATTCATTTCTACAGCTCGATGATAATGTAAGTGTTGCATTTGGCTCTGCTGATATTTGGCAGCAGTACTCGGATGGCACAGATCTAATTATAGAAAGGCTATCTGGTACTGGCCTTGTTAAGCTGGGAGTTGCTTCAGATAAGAGTATCCAACTTGATAAGATCGGATTGGGCACATCCCCAGTTTCTAATAACTTCTGGGTAAACTTTTCTCAAACTACCAACAAGGGTCGCGGCGCTCTTAACTTCGATCTTACCTACACAGGAACAAACCCCCAATCTAACGTACTCTCGAAAATTACTTTTCAAGGTACAGGGCTAGGAACTCCCGCAGCGCCTATTGCATACCCATTCCTTTCGCAGATGATTGACGACATCGATCATTCTGGGACTGCGAACTACGGAAACTACATGCAGTTCGGAACGTCAGGAACCAGAAACATTACTCAAGGAACAAAAAACTTTTGGGGATGGAGAATTGAGAACTCGCTGGGAGTTGGTGATGGGCTACACACTGGCGGAAATATCCGTCAGTACGGAATCTGGATCGGAGCGTTCAATGATTACGTTGGAGTTGCTTCACAGCTAAAGCATGGAATCTATTGCGCTGAGAATATCTCAACCAGAGCTGGGCAATCCTTCGTTTTTGATTCTACAGCTACAGTTATGGGCGATACCCTCATGACTTATGTGAGCGCTGATCTAGCGTTATATACAGATATTAACGGAACAAGAATCACTGAAGCAAAAGCAGATAAAGTAACTTTTAACGTACCACCAGAAAACTACGGCATCTCTCGCGCTTGCGTACATGCCATGAACCATTACTGGACTAGATAAAGGATAACTATGGCAAGTCAACCTAGATTCACTTCGATTTGTAACCTTGGGCGGGTATCGATTCCAACGGCTACGGCTCAAGTAAAATCCGACGGAACATCTGCGGGAGCTGGCGTGGATTTTATGTATAAACTCCTCACGGCTGGAGCGAGCGATACTCTCGTTGATGTGGTGAGGTTTCATTGCGTAGCAACTGCGGCGGCAGTAAACTCAGTAGCTACAACTCTTAGAGTTTATCTTTCTACCGTTGCAAGTCCTGGCGCTACCACTCCGGCAGATACTTTTTTAATCGGGGAAGTTTCAGTTCCTATCATCGCGGCATCTCACTCAACTAACGCCACAAACTATTTTGATTGTGTGATCAATAAAATTATTCCTGCCGGAACTTACTTGCATGTTTCGCAACATGTAGCTCAAACAGCTAACCAATATTGGAACGCTTTAGCCTTTGCAGGGGATTTCTAATGCTAGATTCCTTCGGCCAAGTACCGCCAACTAGGCAGAACTGCCAAATATTTGAGGCATCGAACTCTGCTGTCTCTGGCGCTGGATTCCAAGTTTGGGAAAAACCAGTTGGCGTATCGATGGTATCCATGGTTGCGGTTGGCGGCGGCGGCGGCGGAGGAGGCGGATTCACTCGCGTTGCTGGTGCTGCTGGTGGTGGTGGTGCTGGTGGAGCTGGCGCTGGGATAGCGAGGTTTATTGTTCCTGCTTGCTTGCTGCCCGATAGACTCTACATCCAAGTTGGTAATGGCGGGGCTGGCGGAGCTGCAAGCGGAAACGGAACTGCGGGAACTATAAGCTACGTATTACATAACCCAACAACGATTGCGGTTCCTAATATCGTCTTAGCTTCTGGAGCGGCTGCTGCTGGTGCTGGTGGTGGAGGAACTGGAGCGGCGGCTGGTGCGGCCCCTGCGGCCCCTGGTATCGCAACGACCCAAACTCCCAATGCAACTGGCTGGTGGTTTGCGACTGTCGGGGTAGCCGGAGTTGCTGGTGGCGCTCCTGCTGGGGCTGCTGGAACTGCCGTTACTGCATGGGCTGTAAGCCCAGTTTCCGGTGGAGCTGGTGGAGCTGGATGTACTGCTGTCAATTTCGCAGGTGGCGCTCAAACTGCTACAGCCTTAACTCATGTAGTGGGTAGCGCATATCACATCGCTGGCGCTGGAAACTTAGTTGCTGGCGGAACTGCTGGTACTGGAGTTAATGGCGGCTCTGGCTATAAACGGATTGCTCCATTTTTTAATTGCGGCGGGGCTGGCGGAGGAAGTTTCAATGCTGGAGCGGCTGGCGGTGGCGGAACGGGCGGTTATGGATGTGGCGGCGGAGGTGGCGGAGCTGGAACTACTGGAGGTAGAGGCGGCGCTGGGGGTAATGGTTTAGTAATTATGGTGAGCTGGTAATTTATGACGGAAGAGCAAACTTTAGCATTAGAGGCGGAAGGGCAGCTATATCGAAAGGTACATTCAAAAATGTCCAATTTGATAGCGACACATGAAAAATTAATCTCAGGCGAGATTGAGGCGATTGTAGCTGAACTCCCAGTAGAACTTCAGGCTACGCTAGGGAGTAGTTTAGAGGCGGCTTATATCCAAAAAATCACGACTGAGAAAACTGCAATAATAAATGAGCTTTTAGCGATTTACCAAAATTACGCAGGAGGACAACAACCATGATAAGTAAGCAAAGCGCAGAGGTGCTTCTTAAGATCATAGCGCAATCGAGCGTATGCCCAATGGCTCCCGATGCTGACGCTAACTATCGAGCGCTAGCTCAGGCTCGTGATGAGCTTACGCTGGTAAAGATGGGCGAAGAGGAACCTGAGAAGGAAGCGGAGGAATGAATACAGTCCAGATTGCCATAGTCTCCACAGTTCTCATCGTACTTATGTTTGAATAAAAGGATACCTTTATGAAAAAACTATTGATACTTTTACTTTGCTCAACGACGGTACTTGCTGAAGAAGTGAACATAACTTCGGAGACGGCGCAGCTTTGTGGCAACTTGATTGCTCAGGTACAACTGTCGGCTAAAGACCCCAATTTAGTTCAAGCAGCGCAGGCTTTAGCGGCAGCAAAGGCCGATCTTGATAAAAAACCAACAAAACCTACAGTAGAGACACCCGAGAAGTAACCCGTACCACGTTTTTGAAAGTTTGGTAGAATGAGGACGCTATGGCAATGACGCAGCTAGAAAAACTCCAATATGAATATAACCGGGCTACCGACCCGGCGAAGAAAGCTAATTGGAAGAAGAAGATCCAGGAGTATAAGGCTCAAAATCCAACTACCAGCCCCGCTCCGGCAGCGAGCTCCGGTGCGTCGTCCTCCACATCTACCTCCACCTCCTCTTCTCAACCAGCAACAACCTCAACGGGAGGAAAAACGCAGCTAGAGAAGCTACAGTTCGAGAAGGACCGGGCGACAGATCCCGCCAAGAAGAAGGCTTGGCAAGCGAAGATAGACGAGTACAAAAAGAAGAATCCTACCGCAGTCACCGATTCTACCGGGAAGGTTCTTTCTACTGAAGCGCAAACTGGGAATGAGTCAAGCGACGCAATGAAGGCTACCGACGACGTTGCAGCCACGGCAGCGGCAGAAAAATGGTACGCAGATGGCTCACTTGGCAGGCTGGAGGATAATGCCGTTCTTAATCCAGCAGACCCTAGCGCAGCGGCTACTATTGCCCAGAGAGAAGCAGCGTATGAAAGAGCTCTTCAGTCCGATCCTAATATCGAGGCGGCGCTTCAACGTCACCTCCAGGGACTTGATGGTATAACCGCACCAGAGAATCAGGCTCTTCGTGAGTCCGGCTCTCGAGCGATCAAGCAGCAAGCCAAAACTCAGATGAGGGCTCTCCGGGGTTTTAATCTTAAGAATAACGTAACCAGCGGTTATGGTGGGTACGCCATACAGAGAGATCTAGGCAGGAATCTTGCTAACCAAGAAACCGATCTTATTGCTGCAAACGTAGCAGAGAAGGGCCGAAGACTTTCCTCTTTTGGTGATTACGCCGGGCAAGCGTATAACACTTATAATACGGCCCGATCCGGGGCTCTTGATAGACTATCTCAGGATCGTCTAGCACAGCAGAATCTTCGTATCGGGGCAGACCAGTACAACATGGGCCGCACTCGAGACCAGGCGCTCTTTAATCTTCAACAGAGAGAGAAAGAGAAGACTGGCAACCTTGGGGTATACTACGGCAACATTGGCCTAGATACCGCTCGACGGGCTCAGGACTTCGAGAAGGATCTCGCAGAAAAAGAATACGAGTTAGCTAAGAAGGGGCTAAAGGGATGAGCGATCCATTTGACTTCACCGGGATGCTTGGGGAGATGATCCGTAAATCGTCGTCGGGGATCGATGGCCTGACGGCTGACGTTGATAAACTTAAGAAGCAGCGCGATATTATCGACCTCGAAACTCCGAGCGAACGTGGTGGGGGCTTTGCTTCAATGGTCCTTCCGTTTCTTGGTGGATACTTTGGTGGTGGCGGTGGTAGCGAGGGGCTATCTTATGGTGGTCTTGCGGCTCAGGCCGGCGTGACCAACTACTACAACAACCTCGAGGCCGATGAGAAACGCCGAAAGATGTCCATCGAAAGTGATATCAACGAGAAGGTTAGAGAAAAGCAAGATCTAATTAACCAACAGCAGAGCCTCGAGGGGGCTAACCTTGGATACCTAAGCGGGATGTCCCAGGCAGCGCAAACGGGAAGAATTCCCGGTACGCCACAATTCCAGGCTTTGATTAACGCAGATATAAACAAGGCCGCTGCTATTCGTGGGCAAGATCAGACTTCGCAGATTAAAATGAAACAGCTAACCGGAGAGATCCCTTATCTCGATAACGGGGCGATCAACCCAGCGTTTGCGGCGAAACAGGCCGAGACCGGAAAGACGGTAGATCCTTCTATCTTAGCCAATGTGAATAGAATTCTTCCTGACGTAATCCCTGGATTTACGCCAATCGGCCCGGACGCAAGTCCGGCACAGCTAAACACGCTAACTAATGCCGTGAGTGCAAGAACAGGAGATCGCTCTTACGACATGAGGGCGGATAAGTGGTCGCAGGAAATGGCGAACGCAACAAACGTGCCAGGGCTTTATAAAAATCCAGCGGTTGCAAACGATCCAGTAGAGACAGCGAAACTTAGAGCGAAGTTCAGAGCTTTAGTTAACTTTGAAGAAATGGCTCCAGCTATCGAAACGGCTATTGCTCAAGGTTCTCAGTTGTCGGCAGAGCAAGCAGAGCAGTTAAGGCCGCTCTTTTCTCGATGGGTAGCAGCCGGCAGAGCTCTCGATGGTACGGGCGCAAATCTTACTGTACCGGAAATTAAGAATACATTCGCATCGCTTGCTCAAGTCCTCGAGAATCCGAATACGTCATGGGGTAAGATGCTTGGCGATATGTTCAGGGGTGTAGATCCGAACAAGACCCTCCGAAACTACGTCACTCTTCTTCAACAGGAAGTGGCAAACGACGGGAAGATGCTGGGCTTCTATCATCCGTCCTTTAGGGATTTCTACTCACAAGAAGATTATCAGAGATATGCGATCCCTCCAGATCTCGCTCCAAGGCAGAATTGGGCACCAGTACAGCCGGGTGCGGGTGGCGCATATACGGGCGCTCCAACCGGCCAACCGTCCTCCTCTAAGCTCGAAACACTAATGAGTCTCTTGGGTGGCAAATAATGGCAACTTTAGAAGAAATGCTCTCGGGTAAACTCGCGGCTCTAGATCCCGAGAAGCAGTCGCTTGCAATGCAGATCCTTGGTGAGTTAAGCGAGGCCGAACGAACGGAGCTCTCGGGGCTTCTCTCGCTCTCTAACCAACAATCTTCTTCAGTCCAAACCGGAATGCCGGTGATGACACCGTTCGAGAATGAGGCGCAGCAACTTGCACTTCAGCAATCTCAGAGGCAATCTCCGACTAACTACTTGGACGCAGATCCGATGGCAGTTGTCGGCGATCGCTTCATGGAGCAGGTTGGAGATCCCGCTCTTAAGATGGGGCTTGCTACGGCAGGCGGATTTGCTGGTGGCGCTTTAGTTGGAGGGATTCCAGCGGTAGCGGCTCTTGCCGATGGCGGTCTCATGGCTAGGCAGGGCTTCAATCTAGCAACAACCATTGGCGCAAATCTTGGAGCTCAGGCCCCTCTTCTTGGCTACGAGATGGTTAAGGATATCGGCTCTCCCGGCGATGATCCGAATATCGGCCAGCAGTTCTATGATAATGTGGTTCCCGGACTCGACTCTGAGACTGCGCTTAACTATGGGTTTCCGATGTTAGCCGGCGCGGCTCTTGGTGAGGGTGGTCGCTGGTTATCAGATAAGGCGAATCGGCCTAAATATCTCGCGCAGTCGTTTTCCCAGAATCCCGCTAATTACATAGATGCACCGGGCAACATGCCCGTACCAGATGCGGTCGCTCGAGTGCAGTCACTCCCCGAGGATGTCCTCAACCCCTCAGTTCTCTCCGCTCAAAATCCTTTTGGTGAAATTGATCGTCGGCTTCAGTCGGTCCAGGGAATTACTGGACAACGAATTGGCTCGCAGGTTGAATCCTTTCCTGACACTTCAGCCCCTAGACTTAACCCCTCTCGCGTAATTGGATTGCCAGATGATGTTGCTGCAACGGGGACTCAGGCCAGTACCGTGCAAGGAGTTTTAAATCAAGAAATGCCGGCGTTTGAATCCTTGGCTCTTCAGAGGTCAGGGTCTTCACTTGGAGTAGACGATCTCAACAGTGCTCGAAAGGCAGTAACGGCGAATGAAGGCGTAAGTTCGGAGCTCGGGCAGAGATTGAAACTCGCTTCTCAGCCGGGGGTTTTGGCTCCCGATGAGTTTTTTGAGTACCAGGCCGCAGCAAAGATTGTTAACGATATTGAAAAACAGCTAGGCACTAAAAAGGTGTTGGCCGCAGCCGGGCAAGAGGTAGACGATCTTCCAGTTGAGGCATACGACGCTTTAGCCTCGGCTCACAATACGATGGATCATTTTGATACTCGCATCAGGCAGGTCTCCTCGGGGACCGTGGCGGAAGCGGAGCAATCAGTTCGGAGCTCTTCTCTCACTGGTCCCGATGTCCTCGGCCTGAAGAGGGGCTACGACAAGGCAGCCAACTACGAAAAGCAAGCTCTGAACACTCCGAGACAAGAGCTCTATGGGCAACTTGGGGATAACGCTCGAGCGCAACTTTACCAGCAGGCGAATAGAGCCGGAAAGCTTGAGCCGTTTGAAAGAGAGATGCGTAAATTTGAAGGGGCATCTACTTTGCAACCGATGGCCGCACAACGTGCCGCAGAGATGCAGGCCAGGGCTCCAAATGCCACTTCTGAAGTCGCCGGAATTCGCACCAATAACAACCTCATGCCAACACTTTTTGCTCGAGGACAAAACTTCTTTCAAGGCAAGCAGACTCCCGAGGCGCTACTCCGAAAGGGCCTTGGCCAGAAGTGGACTCAGCGCATGGGCGGCGGAATGGAGCAAGTCGGCCAAGTGGCAAGCCCCCGCAATCTCGCCGTCGCTGGTAACGTGGTCGGCACCGATTACACCATCACCGGGCAGCTTGGCGTGGATGTAGATGCTCTGAAACCTCTACCAACTCCACCGATGAATATTCCAAGAAGCGTCCCGGAGCTCATGCGCTCACCTGATATCGTCGGGCAGTTAATCCAAGAATTTTCCGCTCCCGATCAGGCGCTCCCTCGTTACTACCAGTGGCAGCGTGCGGTATCGTCCGGAGACAAGACCGAGATGGCTCGATTCATGGCGGATATGTCCAAGATGTCGCCGGACTTCCCTCTCGCTCGAGGACAGATCACCGGGCTCCCTTCGGAGTTCGATATCGGGGATGGATTCGCTCGACTCTTTTCCGAGGACGACAAAGTTCGCTGGGAGAGCACTATCGAGAGCAGTCAAATCGGAGAGGACGAGAAAGCCCTAAGGCTCATGGCGCTACGAAAGCATTCCATCGTTATGCCGTTTGGTGTGAAGCTCAACAAGCCCGTTAACCCGCCCCCGGTTAGGCAGAATCCAGATTCTCAGTTTTATCAGTACAACGAACGCGACAAAAACCCTTACGGTTCTCGCAAAGTGGAGGAATAAATGATCCCTTTCAATCGAATAATGAATTCAGCACCAGGCCGGCGGCGTGGTTTACTTAATAGAGCTCAGAATGCAGGATACCCAATCGGCAGAATGCTTGCGGCCTACGGTCAGCAGGGCGGCCCGGAGAGTCAAAGCACCATGAGCGCAACCCCGCTCGCTACCGAGCAAACTCCAATCTCATCCGAGCCGGTTGGTGGCACCCAGAACGCAGGACTCTATCAACGTATCGCTCGAGCTCGTCGCGCTGCTAGAATGGCCGGCGGCCCAGCTTCAATGTCTGGCATGAATCCTGAAGACACTGCGACAAAAGAGCCCTCGAGCGACAAAGCTATGAGCGAAGAGGCTCAGATGCTATCCAAAAAGCGGGCAATGCAGCCCGCCCCAGAAGCTCCAGCTATCCCAACAGATCCAGAGCCCTCCGAGTTAAGTCTTCCGCCGGCTGAACCAGAAGCGCCAGCAAAACCAGACGAAGAAGAGATGGGCCCGCAAGGTCGTTACGCCAAACGAATTAAACTCGCACGCCAAGGAGCCTACTAATGGACTACGGCTATAACCAAGATCCCTATTCGGAGATGGAGTATTACCAGAGACAGCAGGCGCTTGCCCGTCAGCAGCAACAACAGCAGCCAACTCCGCTTCAATCGCTCGGGAATCTAGCGGCTAATAAGCTCAAAGACAAAGCAGTTAGTTACGGGATAGATAAAGTTGGAAGCATGTTGGGTGGTGGCGATGTCGTTGCCAGTGCATACCCTTCTGTATTTAACAGTGGCGCATCAGCAGTAACGCAACTTCCCACTGGAGGAATAACTCCGCTACTTAATGGTGGCGGCTATGCTGGGATTGGTGAAGGTGGAGTTCTAACTCAAGGGGCGGCAGTTCCAACAACTCCAGGGTTCGGGGCAGCGGCAGGAAGCGCAGCCGGACTTGCAGTTGCCGGCTATAACGTGATGGATGCCCTTGGTAACATTGGATCGAGAAATGGTAAGGGGACCGTGGAGGGAATTGGCACCGGAATCGGGACGGCAGCGGGCGCTTACTTTGGCGGGCCTATTGGCGCTGGAATCGGATCGGTTCTTGGTAGAACCGCAGGCCGTGGAATTGCTTCAGTCGCGGATAAGTTTGGAGCATTCCAAAAATCCACTCAGGAGTACCAGCAGGACAAGACTGAAGATCTAAGAAAAGCTGGCATCCGAGACGAGTTTATCCAGTCCCGAATTGATGGTGGTTTTGGATCTAAGTACGTTGATAATCCAGAAAGCTACGGCAGAGCCAATGGCATGAATGATAGCAGCGGCGTATTAACTGAGGCCGGCAAAAAAGATGCGGCATCTAATTGGGGCTCGCCAGACATCCTTAAAGCAATCGGAAACGACTATTTCGATAAGTACAACGAGCGCCAACGCTATCAGATAACGCAAGGCGCATTAGACCGAGGGTTGTTGAAGGGTCATAAGGGCGATGTTGTCCTCACCGATGAGGACGCATTCTTGGGGACGGTCGAAAGTTCCGTTGCGAACGAAGAATACGGGAAGATGTACGACGCTTGGAAAGCTAAATTTGGCCCCTCCATAGCTCAGAATCTAGCTAATAAAGCCACCCCAGCCCCTCAATCACAAGCAGGAGCACAATCGGGATCAACATACCCAGAAGGAATGTTTGGACCAGGACAGCCACAGAACGCAATCTGGAAAATAGATCCAGGCATGTTTCAAAACTACAATATTCAACCTTGGGCTGGTGGAGTCGCGGGCTTGAACGCAGAGACGGCGAAACGCGAGAACATTGCAAAGTCTCTTCTGTCTCGTCACAAAGCCAGGATGGGGTCCAAGTAGGATCTAACGGGCCGGTCTCAGCCAGCCGGCGGGTATCGAAGAAGTGAATCTCGTTCGGCGCTACCTTTGCCGAAGAGAAAATTTTAATACCCTTGTATTCCAGGCCGGTGTCTTGCAGGTCGTCCAGATTTTGTAACTCTATTACCGCACCACTTTCCAAAACTATCTTTTCCATATTTCCCCCTAAAAAACGCCCCGATTTTACGCTCGGGGCCACACGTTGCACATTTACGGAGAAGTGGTGGCAGAATCGCCCCCACGACGTAATCTTATACTGTTGCCCCTGACTTCCTTGCCCTTGCTTTTATTCGCTCAAACTCAGCATCGGAAGAGACCGGAGCCGGGGTCTTCGTTCCAATCTCAAATCCAGGCTTATCCTGAAGGTAATGACTTGGCGGGACCGTTTCTTCGTTCTTTACTGGCGACGCAACTTCCACAGCCTTCGGCTCTATTTTCTCATAGACCAAGCTATCATCTTCAAAACTCTCTTCTATAGCCTTAGGCGCAGTCGGTAGCTCGGGGACCACTGTCTTTTCGACCTGCCAGCTTGCGTCTTCACCTGTCTCACCCTTGATGTCAGCAGCCAAAGCCCTTGAGAGTTTTGGTCCCATTGCTAGGTGACGCATGACGAGCAGCCTAAGCACGGTTTTAAGGCCGTAGGCGTTAAAGTTCTTGGGGTCGGCAAAGGGGCCGAATTTGGCACGGCTAAACCGGGCCTTATGCTCTTCGACTTGCTCCTTTGTCATCTCAACAAAGTTAATTTGGCCGTTAGCGTCCTTGGATACTGCCACAAAGCCGATTACGTTCCCCCGAGGGGTTCCGAATGGCGGGTAGCGATGGAACACGGCGGGAGTGTCACCACCTTGTCTCTCATATGTATCATTTTCGCATATAGTGTCCTGACGTAACACCAAAAGAGGGGTTCCGGCATCCCTTGCGGCTTCCATAGCCAGCTTGGCAAGTCCCTTATAACCGAATTGGCAGTTAATCTCTTCGGTTTTACTTCCCCGCTCTATGTTCCCGTACCCGATTAAAGAAACCTCGTTGGGGATAGAAGGGTCCAATCCGCTCTGGGCTATCTCCATGCAGGCCCCTATCAACGAAGCGGGGTTGTTGAGGGCTATACGCGATACGTTCTCATCCTGGCGAACCACCGTGCACAGAATTCGCATGAATCTGTCCACATCCATCGCATTCGCCAAAGCCTTCTGAAACTCCGGTTTATACCTCTCTATAACGGCGTTAGTCGATTTAACCATAGCCGATGGGGCCGATGCTGTCCCCGAGACCGCCACTTGGCCGGCCAACTTAGTGCTTAGTGCTTTAGTATTCATAACAATGTTCTCCTATTTAACTTTTATCTCAATCCACGATGCCGGCTTAACCATGTACCCGGTTCTCGATCGCTCCTTTATCGTCACAATCCTTTCGCCGGCCCCGAACGTGCCGGTAGATCCCGCTAGTAGCTTCAATTCGTTCTTAACGGCCTCCAGTGCGTCCTTTAGCGCGTCTGTAGCCTTGTTGGACTCCGAATACTTAGCGTATAGGTCGTCGTAGGCCGTAATGAGCCCCTGAGCCCCTTCGGGTAGTTCCTTCTCAGCCGGCTGGAGCGAAATTATCTTCTGAACCAAGCTGGAGTCCTCCGCCCTAGCCGGCGGTGGGGTGTCGCTCTTGATGTACCCCAAAAACTGTTCCCCAAGCTCAAGCATGTAGCTGAAAACTTCCTTATCGAGCGTCACCCGGGGCCAGTAAAAGTTCCCGGTATTCCCGCCCAATATTCCTATGCAATGAGCCTGGTAAATCACTCCGCCGGTGAGCCCCATAGCCCACTGGACTTGCATGTTGGCAGCGTCCGGGCAGGAATCCATAGACCAAGCCCCCTTACTCCAAAGCCCTGATGTCTTTATCTCTCCTATGCCCTCATCCGTATCGGTCCACCATAGAACATCCGGAGATGCTACCGCCCAAGGATAGGTATTAGATTGCCAAAGTTCCCCACAGTCCCGGACGTTGTACCCGCTCTTTTTGCCGAATAGCTCCATCACGATCGGCTGCATCTTCGTTCCAAGCCACATCTGATCCGACTCTTCCTTACTCTCGATCCGCCCGGTCTTCCTTGCCCATAGCTGTAGCGGTGTCTCGAATTGGTTCAGCCCGCACGCTGTTGAAATCTCGCTTCCGGTCATTCGACCCCTGCGAAATTCATGCCAAGCGTCCCGCTCTAGCTCGATCTCTGGAATTACTACCAAAGCATCCCCAATAAGCCTCTTTCCTGTTTTCTGAATCCCTAACTTTGTGCTAGGAATCTCAACCAAGCCAGATTGCTCGTTATTCGTCGATGTCGTTTCCATCATTTTCCCCTGTTGTTGTTGTGGTGTTAACTTTTATATCGTTGAGCGATTTTAATGAGTAGCCCAAGCCCTCATCGTAGTGTTGCCGGTTTACTTCCGCTGCCTGAAGAACACGATCATCTAAATATTCCAGAACGAGCCTTGCTAACTGAGATGCTGGAGCAGGTGCTTCGCTTGATATTTGGGAAACGCCGGACAGGAGTCGACTTGCTATCTGAAAAGCGATCTGCGGTGTTATGGCTGCGAGGTCATCAAGCGACCCCTGAGCCTTTTTTTTCCTTTTCTCAAGTCGCGGAATATCTGCATCTGTCTTCAACGGTGCAAGCTCGTATCTTTGCCGCCCTTGATTCCATTGAATCTTCTCAGGGAATCGAACCCCCCGCTGTTTTTCTAGCACCCAAAAGATCAATGGGCCGAATGCTTTCCTCACCTCGGGCCAAGCCTCGGAAGAAACGCGCCCCATGTCTTCGAGCACTAAGAGCCTAAAATATATTCGGCTGCTCATCCCCCGGGCTCTAGATAATAACTCCAAAGCCCCCATGATGAGCGCATCTACTTGGATCATTGTCGGGGCGCAGTATCGAGTAACTCGTTTTTGTTTCGGCATAAAATCGCCGGGAGACCTTGCGGCCCCCCGGCCCTTGGTTAGTTTACCATTACTTGAGGCATCACTTTCAGAATAGTCAAGATATGAATTATTCCGACCCCTCCAAGCATCGATAGACCAGCTAATAACAACCGCTCGGGCCCGAATTGCCTGACCAGCCACACGGCCCCACCGATTACGGCAACCCATGAGAGCGCCGCCGTCGTTAGCCACATGGCAAGCTCAAGAATTTTCCCCCAGTCCCAATCCATACTACTTCGCCCCCTCGTCGTTCTGCTCTAAAGGTTTGAAGGCCCGGAAGGTTACGACTTTGTCCATATGCGAAAAATACGCATCTGGCTGGTTTTTCTTAGCCTTGCCCGTCACTACTAGCCCATTCATGGCCTTGCCGAACGCATCAAGCCCGGCCCTGTCGGCACTAATCAAAAACCGCCCTTCGTCCTCTCCGACAAACAGCGACTCCATACCGATCGCAGTGCAACCAACGAACCAGCCGCACGCGATAATTATTATTAGTTTACCCATATAACACTTTCTCCTTTTACGTTTTACAACCTTAAATTTTACCGCTTATTAAACTTCCACCCCTGGGACTCAGCAGCCCGCCGGATCTCTGGTGGTATCTCGAACGGTGGTAGCTTCCGGCACGCACGCCGGGCCCGGATAGCCCTGAGCGTGTTGCGCCACTTAACCAAGCCGTGCGAGCGATCGATCCCTATATTAGTCATTTAAGCCCGCCTCCATTGCGTTGAAGTATAGCTCCGCCGCCTCGTCGTCCATGTTGTGCAAGTGATCAAAGATTCCGGCATCGGACCCCGGGCCCTGGCAGCAAAAATCTAAAAATGCCTGGACCTCATCGAGATCGACCTGATTGCATACTTCCGAGACCCTCCAGATCTTTCGACTCCAGATCAAGATCTCTCGCTCGAATTCGGTCAGCGTGTCGCCCTCTTTGGCCCTGTCCCTTGCTGTTATTGGCTTGATCATTTAACCCCCTGCAACCCGATTAAGTACCGTTTGTCATCTACAACCGGGATCATTGCCGTATACTTCCAAAGCTCGCGCCCGGAGTGCTTCACCATTGCGTGAGCCCCTGCGTTGCGATCTGGGTACACTGTGGCCCGTTGCTCTTCATAGATCCATTCGTTCGAGTCCTCGCACCAAAACGCCGATCGCATTGTCCCGAGACAAGCCAAAATAAAACCGGTTATTCTCTCGGGGCAGTGCGTCAGTACATTTTCCGAATACCTTTCAAGTAGGAATCTATTCACGGCATTCGGCCCCCGCCCTTTTCCCGAAGTTCTCAACCATGCGAGTTATTCCCTTTTGATGGATCTCGGTAGCACTATCGATCATAGATAGAAGCTCTTTCACTGTGCATGGCCGATAGGTTTCCGAGTCGTAACATTCAGTTCTTAAGATCGAGTCGAGCCCGTACATTGCGCCAAGTAAGATCCCAGATGAGATCCCAACAACGTCGCGCACGGTTGCGCCGGGGTTCCTGTAAAGCCTGGCAACTTCAGCAAGGATAAGAGATCGCGCCGTTTCCGTGCTCCCTCCCCTCAGTTTTCGTTCAAGCCTGAATTGATCTTCTATTTTATGTTCATTAGATGTGCACTGTGCCCGATACATTAGCGCGTGCCATGCTTCCGAGATTATGCCCTTCTCTTTTCTGGTAAGTTCTTTCATGTTCCGATCTCCGTTTTGTGCTTAAAAGTCCATGCACTATTGCAGGACAATCGGCCCGGGCGCTCTCACCGCCCGGGCCTGTTGTCACGCCTTAGAGTCGGCACGGCATAACGATCGCCCGGGTAGTTGCCCCATTAGGTAGGGTTGAATCGAAGAAAAGCCCGGCCAGATCTCCGTGAATCTGGATCTCCTGCTCGGTACCTTGAGCAACTTCAAGGGCCGCTAGAAAGTACTTAGCTTCTAATCCGACAAGCGCTCTTCCATTTGTGGTCTTAGCCGGTAGCTCTATGCGCCGGGTTGCTCCCGCTTCTAGCATTGCAGTGACTACTACAAGCCCGGGCTCAACCATTAGGGTAAGATTGGCTTTGTTGCTTGTTTTGGGCATAGCCTTAATCACGGCCTTAAGCTCGGAGATCTTCTCTTTCATCTTAGCCGGTAGCGTCACCTTGGCGGTGGTTGCCCCAATATGCTTAATAACCCCGGATAGGTCCGGAAATTGTCCATCTATCGGCCTAATCTGTACTTGCATGGTGCAAGGAATTGCATAAGCCACAGAGACAAAGGAGATCTCAATTCTATCCGCTGTCACTCTTACGGCATCGGCCATGCCGATTGCTAGATTGTAATAAGGAATTGCCGTGGCTGGCATAATCACGTCAATTTTTCCATGTGTATATCCGGCCTTGGCTATATGCGCTCGGTGTCCGTCCGTGGTTTCGAAGGTTAACCCGTTCATATCGCCCTTGATGTGGATCCCGGTCATATTGAAGCGGGTTTGGTCTTTGCTGGCAGCATCGCGCAC